GTCGATATTCTCTCTCCACCTCCATGAACAACCATGCGAGCATTGTTACAGCGGATCGCCGTGTCCTGCTCCTCTGCGGTCCCCCCGGCGCCGGGAAGACGACCAGGGCCCGCCAGCTCGCCCAGGCCGAGGGCCTCGAGGTCTTCGACCGTGACGACCCCCGGTGGCGCAACGACGACCGCACGTTCCTGGCCGCCCTCGCCCGCCTCGGCGCCGACCCGACCGCCCGCGCGGTCGTGATCCGCTCCGGATCCACCCGGGCCCGGCGCCTCGAGGTCGCCCAGCTCTGCGGCGCCACCGCCGTCGAGCTCATGATCCCGCCCTACGCCACCTGCGCCGAACGGGTGCAACGCCGGCGGCGGGGCGACTGGCGGGCCACACTGGCCGGTGTGGTCCGCTGGTACCGCGAATACGACGAGGACAAGGCCCGCCCGTCGCCCACCTCGAGGGCGTGGTGAACCGTGCCCGGCCAGCTCCGCCTACCGGGCACCGCCAGCCGGCGCCGGATCGGGCGGATCCGTCGAGGATTGGACGAGACCGTCAAAGCCATGCGGGATACGGGCCGATTGGAAGCGATCGACGCCGGGCTCCTCGCGCTGGCCCGGGTGGCGGCCGACGAGCTCGACGCGGCGTGCCGGGACACCGACGAATCCCGCTACACGAGGGCCACGCTCATCGGCCGGTACGCCACCGTCCTCGACACCCTCGTGAACCGTGACCCCGGCGACGACCTCGCCGATCTCGCCGACCTGTTCGCCGAGGACCTCGACACCCCGCCGCGACCGTCCGAGTAGGGGCGCCGGCGCCGCCCGGATCGCCGCGCTCCTCGGCCGCCCGCTCGCCCCGTGGCAGCGCGCCGTCGCCGATGTCGCCGGCGAGCTCCTCCCCGACGGCCGCCTCGCCTACAGCCGGGTGGTGCTCATCGCCCCTCGGCGGGCGGGCAAGTCGGTGCTGCTGCTGGCCGAGGGCCTCGACGCCGGCCGCCGCGGCCGGGGCCGGCGGGCCTGCTACGCCTCCCACCGCCGGGAGACCGCGGCGGCGATGTGGCGCGACGACTGGCTCCCCTGGGTCAACGAGTCCGCCCTCGACCGGTTCGTGGCCACCCGCCGGGCCAACGGATCCGAATCCATGACGTGGCGCCACACAAGAAGCGCCCTGCGCCTGCTGCCACCCGACGGCGACGCCATGCGCTCGCTCGCCGCGAACCTCGTCATGGTCGACGAGGCCCGCGAGTTCACCCTCGGCCAGGGCCTCGCCGTCGAGGCCGGCGCCCTCCCCACGTTAGCGACGGGCGCCGGCGGCCAGTTCTGGGTCACCTCCTCGAGCGGCGACAGCGACAGCGAATGGTTGATCCGCTGGCGCGACGCCGGCCGCCAGGCCGTCGCCGAGGAGCGTGACCGGGGGATCTGTTACGTCGAGTACGGCGCCCCCGACGGCGCCGACCTCGACGACGAGGCCACGTGGTGGGCCGCGCACCCGGGCCTGGGCCACCACGTCCTCATCGACGCCCTGCGCACCGACCACCAGCTCATGACCCCCGACACGTTCGCGTCCGAGTACCTGGGCGTGTGGCCGTCGGCCCGGGTCGATCACGAGCTCGTGGACGCCTGGGCCGCCTCCACCGACCCGACCGCGACGCTCGAGGGGTGGCCGGCGTTCGCCGTCGAGACGACCCTCGAGCGCGACCGCACGGTGATCACCGCCGCGGGTACCGACGGGGCGGGGCGCCTGGTCGTCGAGGTCGTCGACGACCGGCCGCATGGCCCGTGGCTCGAGGAGCGCCTCACCGAGCTCTGTGAGCGCCACCACCCCCTCGCCGTCGCCTGGGACGCCGGCGGGCCCGTGGCCGCCTCGAGGCGGGCCCTCGACGAGCTCCCCGCCGCCACCGCCCCGCTGAATACCCGCGAGGTCGCCGCCGCGTCCGGGCACTGGCATGACCTCGTCCTCGCCGGCGCCGTGACCCACCGGGACGACGACCGGCTCACCACCGCCGTGGCCGCCGCGCGCCGTCGGGCCGCCGGCGGCGGGTGGCTCTACGACCGCCGCCAGCCCGAGGCCCTCCCGATGCTCGCCGGCGCCCTCGCCCTGTGGGCCTACACGGACCGCACGAGAACACCCCCCACGATCACCTGACCCATGACGTGACAACACCGTGTGTTACACAGGGCCGTCCAATGCCCCGGGGGCCGAGGCGGGCACGATCCACCGTCTCGGCCCCCACCCGGCCCGTAGGCGGCCACAGGGGCCGGTAGACGGGACCATTCGGTTACGTCATGGTGCGTCCCATGGCGCGATCCCGCCGCTTCCTGCGGTCGCTCCCACCGCCACCGTCGCTACCGCCGTCGCCTGCCGCGGGCGCGCCGGGCCGGGCACCGTTGACCGGCCCGGCACCATCGCTCAACCCCGTCGAGGCGGCCATCGCCGCCGTGCTCGCCCAACGGGCCCGCGGCTACGAGAACCTCGACCCCTACTCACTCCCCGTCGTCGTCGCCTGCCGGGGCCTCCTGGCCGATACCCTCGGCCAGCTCCCCCTCGTGACCCTGCGGGGACGCCGGCCGCTCCCCCGCCAGCCCAGCCTCACCCTGCGCCCCAACCCCGGCGAGTACCGGTGGCTCACGTTCCACCGCATGACCAACAACCTCACCCGCTGGGGCTACACGTTCCTCAGGGTGACCGACTGGACCGCCGCCGGGAACCCCGCCGCCGTCCGCGTCCTCGACCCGTCCTCGGCGTCACCGGTGTGGGATCCCGTCTCCGGCGGGCTCGACACGGTGTGGCACAACGGCGAAGAGCTCACCCCCGGCCTCGACGTCATGTGGATCCCCTACCGGGTCGAGCGCGCTGGGTCCCTGGGCGAGGCGCCCCTCGACGCCTGCGCCGAGCCGCTGCGCCTGTTCGGGGAGCTGTTCTCGATGGCGGGCTCGTATTGGGAGACGGGGTTCCCGAGCTTGATCGTCGAGGTGGCCCAGCGCCTGGCGCCCGGCCAGGCCCAGGCCATCAAGCAGCAGATCATCGAGTCGATGGCCGGCCGCCACGAGCCGGCGGTCGTCGACCAGGACGGCAAGGTGTCCAGCATCGGCTCGTCCGCGGTCGAGGCCCAGCTCGTCGAGTCGATCGCCGTGGCCAACGCGGAGATCGCCCGGGCGTTCCTCATGCCCCCGTCCCTGGTGAACGTCGCCAGTGGTGATTCGCTCACGTACTCGACGGTCGAGGGCGAGATGAGGAGATGGCTCGCCACCGGCCTCGGCGCCTATCTGAACCGGTTCGAGGCCGCGTTCGATGACCTCACCCCTCAGGGCCAGCGCACCCGGTTCGACACGACCGAGCTCCTCCGCGCCGACCTCGCCGGCCGGGTCGAGGCCTACTCCACGGCGCTGGCCGGCGAGGCCTGGCTCACCGTCGACGAGGTCCGCGACCTCGAGGGCCTCGACCCCCTGCCCGAACCCGATACCCCGCCGGCGCCCGAACCCTCGACGACCACGCTCACCGACGCCGTCCCCGGCGCCTAGACCACCGGAGGCCCCATGGCCACTCAACCCCTCATCACCTCAGCTACTCATGTGAGGGCGCTGGCTGAGCTGCCGGTTCGTCCCCTCGTCGTGCACGCCCGCCGGGCGTCGGCCCCGGCCCTGGTCGACGAGGCCGGTTCCCTGCATGGGCGCCTCGTCCCGTGGGACACGCCGGCCGAGGTCCGTGACGAGGCGGGCCAGCCCTACACGGAGTCGTTCGCCGCCGGCGGTCTGCAACCCCCCGCCGGGCAGATCATCCCCGTCTACGCCGGGCACCGGGCCACCCCCCGCGGTATCGAGCGCGGCCCACTGGTCGGGCGGGTCGATGACGTCGAGGCCCGCCTCGACGGCCTCTACGGCCGGGTGGTCCTCGCCGACGTGCCGGCCGCCACCGAGCTGCGGGCCTTGGCCCGCACCGTCGGCGCCACGTTCTCCGTCGAATTCACGGACACGGCGCCGCCGGCTGAGGTCATGGTCCGCACCAACGCCGTCCTCGAGGGCCTCGCCGTCCTCACCCTCCCGCACCGGGGCGCCTACGCCGAGGCCGTCGTCACCGAGGTCCGGTCCGCCCCCACCGACCCCGACCCCGACCCCGACGACGACGAGGACGAGGGCCAGGGCGACGGGCCCGGCCCGGGTGAGGGTGACCTCGACGGAGGCCTCGTCGAGGGGGGACCGCCGCCGGCGGCCCGGGCCGCGATCCGCCGGGAGGTCGCCCGGATCATGGGCCGCGGGATGGCCCGCCCCATGGCGCACCCGCTGGCCCGGTACGCGGGGCCCTTCGAGTTCTACGAGGCCGCCCGCGCCAGCTCGAGCGACGAGCTGCCGATCCTGTTCAGGGACGCCTACCTCGCCCACCGCGACCGGGTGTCCATGGCGCGGGCGTTCGTCGATCAGGTCACCACCGACAACGCCGCCCTGGTTCAGCCCGGCTGGCTGAACGAGATCTTCGGGATCCTCGACACGGGCCGGCCGGTGATCAACGCCATCGGCACCCGGCCCCTCCCGCCCAACGGGATGGAGGTCGACTGGCCCTACTTTGACGGCGACCTGCACGCCCTCGTCGGTGAGCAGACCGCAGAGAAGGGCGACGTCCTCTCCGTGAAGGTGTCGTTCAAGAAGGCGTCGACGCCGATCAAGACCTACGCCGGCGGCTCGGACATCTCGTGGCAGTTGATCCGCCGGTCCCAGCCCGCCTACCGCGACGCCTACCTGCGGATCCTGAACCTCGCCTACGGGGTCGTCACCGACAACGTGGTGGGCGATCTGCTCCCGGCGGTGCCCGGCCACCAGACCGTCACCTATGACGTGGCCGCCGCCGACCCCGACGGCGCCGCCCTCAAGGCCGCCATCTTCGAGGCCTCCTCCAAGGTGCAGGTGGCGACCGGTTCGCCGGCCACGTGGGTCCTCGCCGCCACCGACGTGTTCCTCGCCTTCGGGGGCATGCCGTCGATGGTGGCCTCGCCCTACGGCACCCAGAACGTCCCCGGCACCGCCACCGCCTCGACGCTCGACGTGAACATCTCCGGGCTCAAAGTGACCCACGCCCCCGACCTCGCCGCCGGCACCGCCATCGTCAGCAACTCCCAGGCGTGCGCATGGATGGAGGACGGCCCGTTCGTCGTCGCGGCGCCGGTGATTCCCAAGCTCGGCGAGGACGTCGCCATCTGGGGTATGGGGGCGTTCGCCGCGTTCATCCCCGCCGGCATTGTCCTCCTCGACGACGGCGTTCCCCTCGCCGCCAGCTCGTCCCGCTCGAAGAAGGCGAGTGACTGACCTGGAGATCGCCGCGGTGGTGGCCGGCCGCATGGCGGCCGTCCTCGGCCTGCGCGACCCGATCCCCCCGGACCGGGTGACCGAGGCCGCCGGCGCCTCGGTGGCGCTCGTACGCTGGTTCATCTACGGCGACGTGCTCATCGCCGGCGCGCCGCCGGTGCCGGACCTTCCCTCCGGCGAGGACGCGCTCGTCGGTCTGACCGCGCTGGGCGTGCGCGTCTACCACGACCCCGCCTCACCGGGCGGGGTCGTGGGCGGCGACGCGTTCACCGGGACCGCCATCCCCGAGGACATCCTCGCCCACGTCCGCCACTACTTCGCCGGGTACCGCCGGTCGTTCGGGTTCGCATGACCCCGGCCGAGCTCCTCGAGGTGATCCGTTCCGCGTTTCAGGCGGGCACCTCGGCCGTCACCGCCTCGCACGGCGCGCCGGCCGAGGTGACCGCCACACCCGCGGTGATCCTGCGGCCGGCGGATCCGTTCGTCGTACCGAACCGGCGGGCCGGCCCGGTGGCCGAGGTCCGCTGGATGGTGCAGGTCCTCGAGGGCCGGTTCGACCTCGAGGCCTCCCTCACCCAGATCACCCTCGGCTACCTCGCCGCCGTCAAGGGCCTGCGCACCGCGGGGGTCGGGCAGATCGGCCCGCTCGGTCAGATCGAACCGACCTCGATCGCGGACGTCCCGGTGATCGCCGGCACGTTCCTCGTCACCATCGACCACACACCGGGAGGCCCGTGAGATGGGCAACTACTTCGATGACGTCACCCTCACCCTCACGGCCGAATCGGACGGGGTCGCGGTCGACGTGTCCTGCGACGTCACCGCCGCGACCCTCACCCCCGACACGCCCGAGGAGATCCGCAAGCGGCTCTGTGGTCAGAAGACCGTCACCGGGACCACGACGTGGTCGCTCGAGCTCACGTGGGATCAGAACTGGGCGACCGGCGCGACCGGGCCCCCGGTGGTCGACCCCGGCCTGTCGACGTTCCTCATCGAGCACGACGGCGAGCTCGCCGACTTCAGCATCGTGTGGCCGCTCGAGGCCACTGAAGCCACCGGGGTCCTGCGGTGCAAGCCGGGCGCGTTCGGTGGCACGGCCGGGGAGATCGCCGAGGCCAGCCTCACCCTCGGCCTCGACGGGCCCCCGACGTTCGGGCCCATCACCACCACCACGACCGCCGAGGCGCCACCCGGCGAGGACCAGGCCGACGACGAGACGACCTATGAGGAGAGCGCGGCGTGACCACCGAGCTCTCCCTCAGCTTCACGTTCGACGTCACCATCGACGGCAAAGAGATGCGGGTCGTGAACCGCCCGGGCGACGTGATCCGCCTCCGGGCCCTCGCCGGCGGCGGCGGCCGCCTGGACGAGGAGCTCCGCTCGGCGGGGATCGCCTCCTACGAGGTCATGTTCGACTTCGCCTGGCAGGCGTTGAAGCACCACCCGGACTACCCCCTCATCGAACGGGACGAGTTCATGGACCGGTGCGAGGCGTGGTCGATCGTGCGCGAGGAGGATTCCCAGGCCCGCCCTACCGACGCGGATCCGTCGAGCGCACCGTGATCGAGCTCGCCATCGCGACGCACACCGCCCCCCGGGACTGGTGGGACGAGGATCCGCGCTCGATCGCCACCGCCGCCGCGGTGCTGAAAGCCAACAACGCCCGCCAGCGCCAGGCCCAGGGGAGGCGACGGTGAAAGTCCAGGTCAATGTCGAGGGCCTCGACGAAACCCTGCGGGCGTTCAACAAGTACGGCAAGGACGCGAACCGCGAGCTGCGCCAGGCCGCCGGCGTCCACGTGGACCGGATTATCGGGATGCTCAACACCGCCGCCGCTAACGCCGGCAAGGGCGCCGCCCTCTCCTCCGGGTCGGTGAAGCGCAAGTCGGACCGGGTGCCGGCCCTCACCGCCGGCGGCTCGAGGAAGGTGAAGTCGTCGACGGGCAAGGTGACCGCCGGCGACGTGTTCTTCGGCTACGAGTTCGGTGGCGGGGCTCGGCCCACGACCCAGCAGTTCCCGCCGTGGCTCGGCCGCACGGGCTACTGGTTCTGGCCGTTGCTGCGCCGGGAGATGCCCGCCCTGCGCCGCGCCTACCTGCACACCCTCGACGAGCTCGCCACCAAGTGGGCCGCCGGCGGGAACCTCCCCGACTGAGTAAGTGAGGGTTTGAGTGGCCGACCGCGATATCGCCGTCAAGTTCACCGGTGATACCCGCGACCTCGAACGCGCCTCAGATAAGGCCGAGAAGTCGGTCGACGGGACCGGCAAGTCGATGGGCGGCGCCCTCGCCGGGATCGCCGGCCCCGCCGCCATCGCGGCGGGCGCCGTCGCCGGGATCGCCGCGGTCGGCTGGGACCTCGCCCAGGCCGCCGCCGAGGACGAGGCCGCCGCCAGCCAGCTCGCCCAACAGCTCCGCCAGGCCGCCGGCGCCAGCGACGAGGCCGTCGCCGGCGCCGAGAACTACATCACCGCCCTCTCGAAAACCGCGGCCATCGCCGACGACGAGCTCCGCCCCGCCCTCGCCACCCTGGCAACCGCCACCGGCGACACGGCGAAAGCCCAGGACCTCCTCGCCCTGGCCACCGACATCTCCGCCGGTACCGGCAAGGACCTCGGCACCGTCACCCAGGCGCTCGCGAAAGCCCAGCTCGGATCGATCGGCGGGCTCTCGAAGCTGGGGATCGCCACCGAGGACGCCGAGGGCAAGAGCCTCTCGCTCGAGGAGACCCTCGACAAGGCCCGCAACACGTTCAAGGGCGCCGGCGAGGCCGCGGCCAACACCTCGGCGGGTGGCCTGAAGAAGGCACAGATCGGGTTCGACGAGCTCAAGGAGTCGATCGGCGCCAAGTTGCTGCCGGTGATGGGCGGGATCGGCGCGTTCATCAACGACAAGGTCCTCCCCGGGTTCGAGGCCCTCGTCGCCTGGGCCGAGCAGGAGTGGCCCAAGTTGATGGAGGCCATCCAACCGACCCTCACCCAGTTGCAGGATGTGTTCGAGCAGGTCCTCGGCGTGATCATGGACCTCTGGAACGAATGGTCTGACGAGCTGTTCACGATCATCGGGTTCGTCGTCGGCCTCTACCGGGATGTCCTGGCCAAGGAAATCCAGATCCTGGCTCTGGTCATCACCACGGTGATCGACCGGTTGAAACAGTTCTGGGCCGACTGGGGCACCCAGATCATGGCGACGGTGGCCACGATCATCGAGACGGTGCGCAACCTCGCGACCACGATCATGGAGATCGTCACCACCGTCGTCACCACCCTGCAGGAGTTCTGGGCCGCGCACGGCGATCAGATCATGGAGTTCGTGCACGCCGTCATCGACCTCGTCACCGCCCTCGCCGACCGGGTCACTGCCATCATCACCCCCCTCGTGCACTTCCTGATCGACTTCATCGGAACCGGCCTACGGATCATCTTCACGATCATCGGGTTCGTCCTCGGCATCATCCAAGGCCTGTGGGCCCAATGGGGCGACACGATCATGGCCACCGTCCGGATCGTGTGGGACATCATCGCCACGATCATCGGCGGGGTCCTCTCCGTCGTCACCGGGATCATCAAAACCGTCACGTCGATCATCAAGGGCGACTGGTCCGGCGCCTGGGACAACGTGAAGGACACCGTGCAACGCGGCATCGATTTCGTGGTCGGGCTCATGAACAAGATCGGCGGGCTCATCGGCACCGCCCTCGCCGGCCTGGCCGACCTCATCACCAAGCCGTTCAAGATCGCGTTCAACGCCATCGCCGACCTCTGGAACAACACGATCGGCGCGCTCTCCTTCACGTTCCCGGAGTGGATCCCGGGCCTGGGCGGCAACCGGATCGACGTCCCCGACATCCCCCGGTTCTCCACGTTCGGCGCGTTGACGATCGTGATGCCCCCGGGGTCGGACGGCTACGACGTCGCCCGCCAGGTCTCCTCGTTCTCCCGCAACGTCGCCCCCATGGGCGCCCTCACCGTCGCGGTCCGATGATCCCGTGGCCCCCGATCCCGCCGCCCGCCGCCGGCACGGCGCTGGGCGCCGACCTCGTCCACCTCACCCTCGCGCTCCCCACGGTGGGGGATGTGTGGGGGGGAGGACGGTGGGGGACGGCGACATGGGACGACCTCGACTACAACAACTTTCACGACGCCTCCTGCGACTGCCACGGCGTGTCGATCGAACGAGGCCGCGGTAGCCCGCTCGATCACGCCGCGCCGGCCCGGGCCAGCTTCGACCTCGACAACCACGCCGGCCTGTACTCCCCGTGGAACACCGTTGACGTCAACGGCCGCGACGCCCTCGGCCCGATCATGGGCCCCGGGGTACCGGTCCGGGTGGCCACCGCCACCGGGCCGCTCTTCACCGGGTTCGTGAAGACGGTGGTCGAGACCGACGACGGCGGTGAATCCACGGTGAACGTGTCCGCCACCGACGCCCTCGGTTTCCTCGGCGACGCCAACGGCTACGAACAGGGCGCCCAGGGGGCGAACGAGCTCGCCGGCGCCCGCCTCACCCGGATCATCACCAACGCCCAGGTCCCCGCCCTCGTCGACCGCTCCCTGGCTACCGGCGTCACCCCCCTGCAGGCCACCACCCTCGCGAAGGGCGCGCTCGAGGAGGCGTGGCTCACCGCCGATTCCGATGGCGGGGTGTTCTGGTGCACACCCGCGGGCACCCTGCGGTACGTCGACCCGCCGGGCGCCGAGGCCCCCGAGTTCACCGAACCGATCGCCACGTTCACCGACGACGTCTACGAGGTCCCCGGCACCACGCTCTGCCCCATCTCATTCACCGTCACGAGCGACCGTGACCACGTGAAGAACGTCGTCTCCGTCGCCCGCGTGGGTGGGACCGCGCAGACCGTCACCGACCAGGCGAGCATCAACCGCCACGGGGTCCGCTCGACGTCGCGCACCGACCTCATCCACACCACCGACGCCTGGTCGACGACGGTCGCCCGGTTCATGCTGGACCGCCTCTCGAACGCCGCGGTGTCCATCTCCCCCATCGACGGGGTCCCCACCGACGACGACGCCTGGTATGCGTTCGCCCACCGGGTCGACCTCGGCTCGAGGGTGCAGCTCCTGCGGGCCCGGTTCGGGCAGGTCCTCAACGTGGTGGCCACCGTCGACGGCATCAGCCACCACATCACCCTCGACCAGTGGACCGTCACCCTCAAGTGCGCCCCCGGCACCCAGGTCAAGGGCTACAGCCACTGGGGCACCGCCATCTGGGGCTCGTCCCGCTGGCTCAAATAAGGAGACCGGAATGCCATTCATCGCGAGGCCCGCCGCCGGTCAGATCATCGACCCCGCCTGGGGCACCCTCGTCGCCGACGCCGTCGTGATGCGCTTCACCACCGCCGCCCAACGGACCTCCCAGTTGACGGCGCCGGTGGCGGGTCAACTCACCATGCTCGACTCGAACCCCGGGCTGATCTACCGGTGGGACGGCTCGGCGTGGGTCAACATCGCCGGGCCCTCCGAGGGCCTGTTGAACTTCAACCCCGCCCTCACCCTCGGCCCGTCCTCGGCCGGGTCGTTCGAGTCGCCGCCCTTCTCCATCGCCGCCGGCTACTGGACCCTCGACCTCATGATCCAATACACCGGGTCGGCGTCGGTGGCGTCCCCGCTGCAGCAGGTCTCGGCGCAGATCACCACCTCGAGCACCGGGCAGGCCCCCGGCGGGAACCCGAACGCGACCCAGCTCACCCAGGTCCCCGGCGTGTCCACGTTCCTGCCCGTGACCAACCTGCGGGTCATGGCCACCTGGCCCCTCCAGGCCGCCCACGCCGCCGTGAAGTTTAAGGTCAGTGTCGCCGTCGGCGGCGGCAACTCCGGGATCGTGTTCAACCTCTGCTATGGCCTCGTGCGGATCTACCCGACATGACCGCCGCCGGCGCGGTGGCCATCGGGTTCGCCGGCCTCGCCCTGGTCCTCGGCGCCATCGCCGTGCGCCGCCGCCGGGGTGGCTTCCGGGTGCAGGTCTGGTGGGATGGAGACCACCCCGGCGAGGACCCCTCAGATGAGGAGATGAGTGAATGAGAGAGCTGACGTGGTTCCCGCTCCTCGAGTCCTACGCCAAGACCTCCGGCTACGGCCAGCGGATCGACCCGATCACCGGCGCGGCCGGCTCGTTCCACGGCGGCGTCGACTACGGAGCGCCCTTCGGGGTACCGCTCGTGGCCCCCTGGGACGGGCACGTGACCACGGGCAACGAACCGGGCGGGGCGGGGTGGTGGCTGTGGTGCGACAACGGATCCGATCGGTTCAAGTCGTTCCACCATTCTGAGTTCGCGGTCACCGCCGGGCACGTCGACGCCGGCCAGGTGATCGCCTACATCGGCTCGACCGGCGCCTCGACCGGTGCCCACGCCCACCTCGAGCTGTGGGAGGCCGGCACCCGGATCGACCCGACCGGCTACCTCGACCGCGCCCCGTTGCTGGGCTACCCCCCACCAGGAGGTGGAGACGAGATGACCGATGACGACTGGAACCAGATGCGCTCGATGCTCTCGAACGCCATCGTGTCCAAACTGGCCACGCACTCGACGCCGACGGTGCTGTTCACCGAGCCGGGCGGCCAGTACACCCTCGTGTTCCGCGACGGCCGCCCCCACAAGCTCCCCATGGGCTCACCGGCCGAGGTGACGCTCCTCAAGCGGGTCGGGTTCATCGCCGTCGAGAAGCCCACCAACCCCCCCGACCCCTCGCCCGCGGCCATCGACGTGGCCACCCTCGACCCCGCGGAGCGGGAGGTCCTCGACTCCTACCCCTGGATCTGACACACTCAACCTCTCAGTTACTCAAATGAGAGGATGAGTCTATGAGTCCACCGGTGATCGTGGTCGGGAACGTCAAGGGCGGCACGGCCAAGACGACCACGGCGGTACAGCTCGCCCTGCACGCCGGCGGCGCCGGCAACCGCACGCTCCTCGTCGACGCCGACCCCGGCGCCACGGCGATGTCGTGGGTGACCAGGGCCGGCGACGACTGGCCCCATGCCATGGTGCCGGCCATCGCCTACCACCGCCCCGACCTACCGCGGCGCCTCCCGGGCCTCGCCCAGGGCTATGACCTCGTGATCATCGACACCCCCCATGACCCCGCCGGCGGGGCGCGGGTCGGCGCCATGCTGGTCTCCGCCATCGCCGTGGCCGACCTGCTCGTGGTGCCCTCGGCGCCCTCCGGAGCCGACCTCGACCGCCTGGGCGACCTCATCGAGGCCGTCGCCGCCGAGGAGGCCCGGCGGGACCTGCGCTGGCTCATCGCCCTCGTCCGGGTCGACCTGCGCCGCCGCGGCGTCTACCGGGAGGTGACCGAGGCCCTCGCCGGCCGGGACCTCCCGGTGCTGCGCGAGCTGCTGGTCCCCGAGCGGGCCGCGGTGCAGGACGCGTTCGGCTCCCCCGTCACCCTCGTCGAATACGAGGCCCTGGCCCTCACCGTGTTGGACCTGCTGGCCGAGACGACGGGGGTCAAGGCGTGAGCGCGGCGGGGCGCGCCGCCCCCCGCCCGACCCTGCCCACCCCGGCGTCGGCCGCACCGCGGCTCAAGCGGCTCAACGTCGACCTCGTCGAGGCCGACCACGTGGCGCTGAAGCGATGGGCGCTCGACGCCGGCGTCGAGGTCTCCCAGCTCGTGCGCGCCATGCTCGAGCTCACCCGGACCTCGGACCGGTGGCAGGCCGAGGTCGAGGGCCTCGCCGTGGTCCTGGCCGAGGGCGGCCGGGGAGCGCGGCCGTGAGGGCCGGGGGAGGGCCCCCGGTCCTGTCCACCGACCCCGACCCCGGTGAGCTCGCCATCGTGGCGATCCAGGCCAGTCGGCGTTCGTCGATGGGCGAGAACGTCGTGACCCTGGGTCTGCTCGACCGGCCCGGGGGGATGAGCGTGGCCGTCATCTACGGATCCCCCGACGGGCTGCGGGCCCTGGCCGAGGCGATCCTCGGCGCGCTCAGGCTGTTGGAGGTGGCGCCTGAGGGCTCGGTCGATTACGTGGCCCGGATCGGCGAACCCCGCCGGGACTGAACGGCCACCGGGCCCGGGCTCGAGGTGACGGGTTCGTCACCCGGGCCCGGCGGCTTCAGGCGATCCGCATGATAGGACCTGAACCGCGGTACATCTTTGTCCATGGAGTTGACATAAGAAACGTTATGGGCGGTTGTTCTCGTCCTCGAGGACGGCGCGTTCTTCGGGGGTGAGCATGTCGAGCCTCGCGATGCCCCGCTCGAACGCCTCGCCCGTGCGCACGGTGATGTTGGTCATCACCGCCCAGATGTCGTCGAGCTCGTCGGTGATCGCCTCGGCCTCGGCCTGTTTGTCTTCGGCCAGCTCGAGGCGGTTGACCAGCGCCCGGGCGATCCGGTTCGTGGGGCCCAGGGCGTCGAGGACGGTCGAGATGAAGGTCGCCGCGTCGGTCATCCCGGGACGCTAGCAACCCCTCAGGCACGCTTCAGCTTCGGGGCCCAGGCATCTGTAACACCAAGCAACTACCGTGCCAGGATGATCACCGCGCGCCACACGCGCACCGACCCGGCCATGAGCGGATGTGCAATCCGTCGCCCAGGGCCGGGCCGGTTCAGAACAAGTCCCCACCCCCACGCCAATGGAAAGCAGGTGACCTGAAGTGAAATCTAGCCCGGTCCGAGGCCAGACAAGCAACGGACCGCGACCGGCATGGATCACAGACGCGGCGGTGCGTTGCGGGCTCACCCGCCTCGAGGTGGCCACCCTGCGCCTCCTCTACCGCCTCCAGCACGACGGCGGCCGCCTGCCCTGCATCCGCTATGCCGTCCTCGGCGACCTGCTGGGCGCCCATCACGGCTCGGTACGCCGGGCGGTACGCAACCTCGAGGCCCTCGGCCTGGTCGAGCGGTACATGGACCGCAAACGCCCGTGGTCGAGGCAAGGCCAGATCGGCCAGCGTCCCAACAAGTTCCGGGTGCTCTACAAGCAGGTCATGACCCTCGCCCGGGCCGCGACGGGCCGGGCCCGCCCGCCTCGAAAAGCAGGCGCGCATTCCGGCGCGCCAAACCCTCAAGGTCCTGAACCCGGTGTGGAAAAGCGTTGCGTCGAACCTCCCGACCCCCCGCCTGCGGCGGGGCCAGCGGCCGCGAGGGCCGCGCTGGCCCTGGCCCGGGCGGCCCTGAAGCGGTGAACCGCAACGGCGCAACGACGACGGCAAGGCCGTCGGGGCATCGCTATGCGATGCCCGCGAACCCTCGGTGAACAAACGCTCTCGGTGAACAACCGAGAGCGCTACTGCCGTAGCGTGAGGTTCGTGACGCGATACCGCTATCGGAACGACCAACCGACAAAGGCCGAGCAGCGAGCTGCGCTCGCCGGCGACGAACGCGAGCACTACCGCGGGGTCGAGCCTCGACCCCGCCCGACCAAGCCCTCACCCGAACACCTCGCCCGTGCCCGGGCGGCGGTGGCCCGGGCACGCGAACGCGTTCCCCCGGATCCACCCGACGAATAGAATTCTGAACCGTGGTTCAGGATGGGCTGTTCGATCTGAAGGGCCAGGCGCTGGCCGAGGCCCGCACGGCGGTGCGCCGGGCCCGTGAGCGCGCCGGCACGGCGGTGCCCACGCCCTCGGCCCTACCGGGCCCGCATCCCCGTTCGGTGTCAGTGCGCGCCGGTACTCTCGTTCCCGTGCCCCGCGGCAGCTCGCCGGACCCCGCCCCCGCCCACGGCACACGAGCGCGGTACAACCTGCAGCGGGCCCCCTGCCGGTGCTCGGCGTGCTGCCAGGCGAACACGCGGTATATCCGGGCCTACCGCGAGCGCACCCGGCACGAGGGCCTCACCCCGCTCCTCGCCGGCCGTGACGTCGTCGAGGTCAAGGTGAGGGGCTCACGGCTGTGAGGCCGTACGACGAGCCCGAGCACCGGGCGCTGCTGGCCACGCTCAAGCTGGGCCCGGTGCTGTGCTGGCGGGGTTGCCATCGTCGAGCGACGACGGTCGATCACGTGCCACCATTGGCCCGTCACGCTCACCGGGCCGGGACCCGATGCTGTGAGCTTCGTCCTAGCTGCAGCCATTGCAACTACAGCACCGGGTCCCGCCTGGCCCGCCGTACCCAGCGGGCGGCGGCCACCTCGAGGGCGTGGTGAGCGGGCCTGGTGGTGGGCGGGGTAGGGCCGCTCGAGACGTGCAGTTGCGGATGGGTCGGGATTAGCTGGGCCATCCACGCTGGGCAGATGGTCCGCCACGGCGACGGGAGTGATCACGTCCGCGTCGCGCCCCCCGATTCCGGCGACGAGGCGGGCTCTCCGCGCATGGGGATGTGATGCGTGGGCCGCGTCGTCGTCGACTTTTGGGGAGGGGCCTACCGAC